CTATCCCAATCAAAATTCCATCCTGCAGATTTATTGGCTTCGTGAATATATGGGTGAAGCTCTTTATATATCCAAGCATCATTTAACCAAACTAAATCAGAGTTTCTTTTTCTTTTCATATCTTTAATTTCATCTTTAGTTAGTTCTCTATCACCATAGCTCCCTGTTCTTGCCATAGTTTCCGCCTGTGTTAATCCATATTTTATAATGTCATCACAAATTTTTGGTGGTATTGCTGATTTAAAATGCCAATAGTAATTAGATATATTCATAAGTTATAGTCTGTACAAAATTTAAACTATCTTTCTGATTATTAGTTATGTAATACATATTAGTTGATGGAAACATTATAAACATATTATCTGTAAGTTTTATATCCCAACTTCTTCCCTTACGTCTGTTATCTTCATAGTGTATTCGAACATTACAATCTTTAACTTTAACGCCGTAAAGCATAGTAAAGTCTGGAGAGTTACGTAGATCCACTGGATCAATATTTAATAAAGGAATTGTTGTTTCATTGGGTTTATAGATATTTCCCCAAGTTAATTTGTTAGCTAAATTGATATTATGTTTAATACCAATAAAGTCTTTCATGTAAGTATCTAATTTATCATAAGTTCTTGAAAACTGTAATTGTTTATTAGTTAAACTAGAATGTAAAATGTGATGAGCTAATTCAGTTCTATCTATTTGCCAATGTTGTGGCATTGCCACATCACCATAATATAAAGCTTGTTCTGTTAATACTTTCTTTTGCATACCACCACCATTTTTAATTTATGCTAAATCGTCTGTCAAGTCCCAAGTTGTATTAGTTTCATTCCAGGCGTAAAACCATATATGAGTATTAGCTGTATTTTGTGAAATTTGTTCAGCTGTTAATGCTGGAACATCACCGATTGGTGATTTCCAAGAAGCTGATTCAATATGTTTTACCCAAGATGCATATGGTTTTTTAGGCCAAAAGATTTGATTATCTTCATCCCAAGTATAACCTATACCTGCGTAGTTTCCTCTTAATGGTGTACCGCCTTCTCTATGAATGTTAGTATAAGTATTGTAAGAAGTTTGAATCCATAAATTTGCAGGCCAATTATTGTGTTGTTCTAAATATGTTTGACCTACTGATTCATCTTCAACTCCTTCCAAGTTTAACATGTCTGAATTATTTAAAGTTAATACTTGGAGTACTTCTTTGTTTTCTGATATTTTTGCAAAATGTGCCATAATTTTTACCTATTTAAATTTGTATCTTATTATTACTACGCCTGATCCACCAGCACCAGATGTTCCTTGAGTACAACCGCCAGCGTATCCGCCACCACCACCGCCACCTCTATTAGTTTTTCCATTAAATGCTGGACCGGGTCCACTAGGATTGATAGCACCAACACCACCTGATCCACAAGGAGAACCTGCACCTTGAGCAGGACCAGCTCGGCTACTTCCTCCAGCTCCGCCACCATATCCTAAAGGAGATCCTGAAATATTTGTTGTAGCACCAGCACCACCTCTACCACTTTCACTGGGACTAACAAAATTTGCTCCAACTTCTGTAGCACCGCCTCCACCACCAGAAGGACCAGGTCCACCGGCGCCTGCTCCACCACTTCTACCTTGAGGAGGATTTGTCGGAGGAGTATTTCCATCTCCACCATTAGTTCCAGGAACACCACCACCTGAACCTCCACCGGAACCTCCGGGTCTACCAACTGTTAAAGGAGTATCATTTCCGCCACCACCACCGCCACCACCACCTGTAGCTGTTTTGCCTGAAAAAACTGAATTACTACCATTATTTCCTTGTAAATTTGAAGGTGTTTGTGAAACTGCGGCTCCACCAGCTCCAACTGTAATTGGAAAATTTGTTACTGTTACTGTTACTGGTCCAGCACCATCTAAAGGACTAGCCGTATAAGGTGTTACTGGCGATTTATCTTCTCTAAATCCACCACCTCCACCACCACCATTATCATTTCCTGGGTTTCTTGCACCACCTGATGCACCACCGGCAACTACTACATATGAAACTTCATCATTAGCTGAGCACGTTGCTAAACCACTTACACAAAAATTTCCTGGTCCTGTAAAAGTATGAATTTTAAAATCACCATCTTCAGTAATAGTTCCACCTGTTGCTGCAATAAAAGCTTCACCTGCTCCACCAGCACCAAATCCTAAAACTTGATAACCAAAAGATTTACCTTTTCTGGGTTGTATATTTTTTGTGTTCTTACCTGATGTAAGTTTATTTTTTAAATCTCTCATATTCTAATTCCTTATGCGTCGTTAGCTGCATCAGTAGTAAAGAATATTTTGATACCTAGAACTCTTGCGTCGGCACTAAATGTATCCCCACCTGCGTTTGCATCTCTAAATAATTGAAAGTAAGTTAGTTGATCTACTGCAGGAGATCCTGCAATTGTAATAGCACTACTTACAGCTGAAACTTGTTGATCTTCTATTGTTCCTATACCAGCGTCTGTAATATTTACTGCTGTTCCGTAAGCAATGTCAATAGTATCGCTATCACCACAAGAAACTCCCTGTAAACCAAAAATACAGTTACCTGTATTAGTAGAAGCTGGTGTCCAATATACTTGATAAGTAACGGTACCTTCATTCCATGATTTAGGAAAAGCTACTGAAAATTGTGCAAACTCATCTGTACCTGCATCAAAATCTAATACTTTCATATCAGGTCTTGTTGCTGTTGTTTCAATTTGTTCTGCAGCTGCACCGTTAGTTGTAGCTCCATACATTGCTGCTGCTGGAACCCACATAGTTTCTGTTCCTGCAATTTTAACTGCAGCTGTTGCACTTTTAAGTACACCTGTTCCTTTAGGGTTTAAATTTATATCAACATTAGTTTCACCTGTTGCTGAAAGAATAGGTCCATTGCCTGTTGAAGCATTAGCTAAAGTTAATTCATTAACCGCTGAACCTGTTGCTGTTAAAAGTAATAATTCGTTTCCGTTAGTATCTAAAATGGAAGTTCCAATTTTAGGTGCTGTTAAAGTTTTGTTTGTTAAAGTTTGTGTTCCAGTAAGTGTTACTTCATTTGCTTCACCTATAGCTGCTTCAAAAACTCCAGTGTTTGTTGCAACACCATCAAGATAAATAAGTTTATATCCTTTGTCAGTAGCTGAAAAAGTAACTGTTGCACCTGAACCAGTAGCTGCTTTTATTTGAACTGTAGAAGCACCTGTTGTGCCATTTTTAATAATGTAAAAATTTTCTGTAAGAACTGGAAAAGTTACAATTCTTGCTCCAGAAATAGATCCTGTAAGTTCTATAACTCTGTGTTGAGCAGTACCTGTTAAAGCACCGTCTGCTATTGTTAAAGCTGTTGGTGTTCCTGAATCAGTTACAGCTTGAGAATTAACACCACCAGTTAATTGTTCAACAAGACTTAAATTTGCGTTTGTTTTTGTTCCCCAAGTACCAGCGTTTTCGCCGGTTGCCATTAGCTCTAAGCCAAGGTCTGTGAATGTTGATGCCATAATTTTGTACTCCTGATTGTTGTTATTTATATTGTTTATTTATTACTAAGTCAAACATTATAATGCTATCCATTAGCTGTTATATCTGTGTAATTAGCTGACTGTGTACCATTTATATTTGAATAATTACCTGTTTGATCTCCAGTTATATCTTCATACCCCAATACAGCAACTTCTCCTATGTTGGTAGTCAAAGATAAACCTAGACCATCTAAGCTAGCAATACTTAATTGAGTTGTTGTTAGTGCACCTAAAGCAGTTTCAGCTTCTAATCCTGTTAAACCCATTACATCTGCAACACCTACGCTTCCTAAAGCAGTCTGTGCAGTAAAAGATCCCGGCAGTATAATTGGATTAGATGAAAAAGTTAACGCACCTAAATCTGTGTCAAGATCTAATCCTGTTAATGCAGCAATACTTAATTGAGTTGTTGTTATTGATCCTAAATTTGTTGTTGCAGCAAGACCACCTAGACCTACGGAATGATCATCTGTTTCCACAAGCCCTACAGTAGAT